TAACTCCATGAAAACTAAGATAATGTGATCTCATGTCTCCTGTGTCGTCTGTCACAAGATTTAAATAGATAATTAATATCATTATCAAGGCCTGAGCTAAAAGTGTGTGACGGACGACACAGGCGATCCTTTTGTGTATCGAGTTTTAATCGATAATCTATAGTAGTATCAAGGCTTGAGCTAAAAGTGTGTGATGGACGATACAGGTGACCTAAGAGTGTGCGGACCAATAAGCTTTAATATATTTATAGTTAAATCCAAAAAATCCAAAACTGATACTATAATACATACTACTAAAATTTTTTCTAATTAACACAAATATAGGATTATTCGTTATATATCTTATATATTATATGTTTAAACCTGGGACTTGGATTTTGGATTTTTGGCTTTTTTTTTATTAGTATGTGGATTTTTTGGATTTTTGCCCTGTCAGTTGACACTTTTTGTTAATAAAATCATAGACTTAAAACGTAATACGTTTTGATCGTTTTTTGACCAAAAAACTTACGTTTTTTATCATACACTTAGGACCCAATGCTTCCGATTTTTTTGACTACTTTCTAACCACCTTCAGAGCACACTGTAAGATTATCTTACACTGAGTCATAGGAAAACCTTATACTAGGTATAGGTATTACTGATTGTACTTTAATATCATACTATAGCATAATATATTTACTGGTGGAATCCGGCCGAGGCCAGAATCCGATTAAACCAGTGATTGTATGATCTTTTAAAATTAGGTTGTAACTGGGCAAGCCCAGTTCCAAGTAAGTCAATAGTGTGGATTTCCATACTATAAACAAGTTGAACCGATTGTAGCTGGCCTTTGGCCAGTTCCAAGCGGTCTCACAATATAGGTAAACTATTATGTCAATTAAAAAGCAGTTCACAGAGTTAGTTACATTACTGGAAAATAATGAAACTAAAAAAGTCTCTACTATTATGGCTGAAGTTTATGCCCTGGTAGAAAGCAAGAAAAGAGACACAACTTATAGTTTAGATAAAGAAGGCAAGCCACTCGCTATATTCTGCTGGTACCATAAACAGTGGGAGTTAGTTCGCGATGTCCCCTACGGATCAAAAATATCTAACGTAACTGGCCTGAATAATATGTGCAAGGTTGGTACATCAAAATGGACGAAAGCCCAAAGAGATGCACAGTTAGCTAATGCGAATATACTCACTGAAGTTGCAAGCGGAAAACTTGATCCATCCAAGATACTCGACAAACAGGCTGAAATTGAGTTAGTTCGGACGACCATCAATATAACTGACATGCCCAAGGGTATAACAGTTGATGAACTAAACAAGCTTATAGCTGAGTAACGTTGTAACTGGCCAAAGGCCAGTTCCAAGCGGTTTCACAACAATGCACTCCTTCGGGGGTGCGTTATAAGCTTAGCTTATCTAAGCATAGGCACAATCGTTGAACCGAGCTAGCTCGGTTTCACATTGTACATAGTTAATATAATATAGTATAATATAATATTCAGTTAGGAGGAAGTACAATGCAGATAGACAATGATAGATTAGACTTTATAAGGAGGTGTGGTTTGGCTGTGCAGTCGCCCGCTGTTATACGTGATTGCTTGCGCACCATTGACAAAGAGCTAGACAGGTTTGGTGCACCTAGCCCTACAGACTGGTCAGGTGACTACTCACAGCTAGCACTAATAGTTAGCTCCAGTAACACCATAGGCTTAATAGCCCAGGTGTCATCCTCGTGCAACACCATGTACGACAAGCTGATGGATGATGAGCGCACAACAATAGCTGACACACAGCATATAGTCTGTGACTATTACATTGAGCGGTACTTAGCTAAGTTTGACATTAAGTTAGTTATCAGTTTTAACTTTAGTTGTGACTTACCCAGCAGTGACCTAGAGACGCTAGAGGCCTTAGGTAAAGTAAACAGGAGCTCGCGCACTATTAGCGAGCAATCAATAATTTGTGAGGTGTGACTAATGAGAAATTTAGTATTGAGAGAGCAAGCTATTGCGGTATTCAGTGTAGATAAGCTAAAAGAGATAGCTACATGTGACTGGGTAGCTTCTTACGTGACCAGGTCTGGTCTGGTAGCTAGGTTATGCTCATTCAGGGGGACAGGTGAGCCTTGGACAGTTGGCTTTAAGTACGTCAATGGTGATAAGTCTAGCTACAATGACTGCATGTACTTTAAGGCTTATAACCATCAAACGGCTATAGAGAAAGCTTTATATGAGGGTAATACAGTATTATTATTTGACACAGAGCGTGAGTTTCAGCGCTGGTTTGTTAACATAAGCTGTAGAGCATAAAAAATATAGGGGAGGATCACTCCCCTATACACTCAGCTTGGAGCAACATCTTCACCGATGCCATCTTCACGAGGAACTACTACTTTGCGAGCAGTCTCTATCTCTTCTTGGACTGCGCCTATATCACTAGGAGCAACATCACCAGCAGCAACTAGGTTTAACAGTTGTGCACCTGCTTTCTTAGCTGCAGCCTGTTGCTTAGTCCAGTTAGATGTGCCTTCTTTACACATACTAGACAAGCCTGTAGCTGATGTAGCTTTAACACCATATTCAACATCTGCAACAGGTTCCCACTTACCATGATAGTAACAACGAATATGAGTTACAGTACCTTCAGCATCTTTGATGTATGCAGATGCACCACCAGCACCACCGGATTTAGCAGAACACATTTCAATAACGACAGGCAGTACTGTTTTAACTTCGCTACCACTGTTTTCTTCGAGGAATGCAACTACATCTTGGAACGCTTTTTTAATTGACATGCTTTTTACCTTTAGTTAATTCGAGTAGATATAATACACTTTAATCAACTAAAAGTACAATAAGATTTATCTATGTGCGCCTATAAGATTTTTCTATTGTACTTTTTTATTTAAATAGCTTAATATAACGACTCACATGTAATAAGGAGTATGCTGTATGAATAAATTATACTTAATAGTACTACTATGCTTCACGGCTAGTCCTAGTCAGAGCACTGAGGTCAAGCAGGTCAATGTTAACGGGACTAATATATACGACCTGTACAAGCAACAGGCTGAGACCCATAACGTACACAAAAAGAAAGCTACTACAACTGAGATCAACATTAAAATAGAGGTGAAAAAATGAACTACGAACTAACAGAAGATCAACTGCATAGGCTACTTTCTGCTTGTGAACCTGTGCCAATGATAGCACTTAACACAGGTGATCCAGCTACACCACAAGAGAGTGCTAATGCAGCTTGGGTAGCCTTAGGTAAAGAAATGGGTTTTGACGGCATGACTGTACGACCTATATTTGGTAAAGGACCACGCCACTTTACAGCTGAACCAGCATGAACGTATACATAACCTTTGGTCAGGTACACGTCCATTCAGTAAATGGTAAGACCTTCGACAAAGATTGTGTAGCAGTCATAGACAGTGCGAGCTTGGCTACTGGACATAACTTAGCTATAGATATATTTAACAGTAAATTCCATAGTGCTACTGCTACTGTGCCAGATATGGACTACTTCCCAAGAGGACTTATTGAGGTAATAGGATGACACTACCACGTAAACTATTTAGAAGAGCCCTAATAGTAGAGATGGCAAAAGAGGTAGAGATGGGTGTGCCCATATCGGTCATAAAGAGAAAGCACAACCTGGACTGCTCTAATCCACACTTAGCTAAGCACATAAGTTACTACCAGATGTTTATTGATAATCAGACGGTACTTACTAGCTTATTCCCTGCCTGGCTAAATGATGTAGATGACATGCAAGAAGAAGATGGTACACATAAGTATGAAGGCTTGTTCCCGTGGGGTACCTGGATAACATGAAGACTTGCACAAAGTGTGGTAAAGAAAAGGCTTTAGCTGAGTTTTATAGACAATGTGTAGGTGAATTTAAGTCAGAATGCAAGCAATGTACCCGCCAAAGCAGACGAACTAAAGAAGGTTTACTTAAGCAGATACACAGAACTCAGTTGCGAAGTGCACTCAAGTCTGGTGTTAAACAACCCAATTATACAGCTTCGCATCTGATTGCTTGGGCTTTAGCACAACCAGAATTCCACGAGTTATACGACAACTGGGTAGATTCTGGTTACCAAAAGCAGCTAACACCTAGCTTAGGTAGGTTAACCACACGCGAGGGCTATCCATCATATAGTTTAATCAACTTAGAGGTAATGACTTTTGCTGAACATGCAGCAAGTCTGCCTAGAGGTAGCACTAGTCGAGCTAAAGCAGTGACACAATTAGATAGACTAGGTGGTTTTATTAAAGAATTCCCGTCAGCAAGTCAAGCTCAACGTGAGACTGGAGTTAGTCAGAGTAGCATCTCAGCATGCTGTACTGGTAAACTAAAACTGGCTGGAAACTTTATCTGGAGACGTATGTGAAGAATATACAACCCTTTATAGACCTTGGTATACACACTGTACCATTAAAAGGACGACTAGAAAGGCTGGAAGATGGAACTAAAACAACACCTAAATTTGAAAAGAACTGGCGAACACATTACCAATCAACATTTAACGAAGAAGCGGCTACCTTAGGAGGGGCCATTACTGGAGCTGTATCTAACATAATAGCTATAGACTGTGATGACCAAAAAACGTATGATCTATTCAGTGCGCTGGACAGGGGAAACGAGTTTCACTTCGTTTCTAAAGGGAAACCCAAGGGTGGTGGCACAATTATATACAAGTACCCAACGGGGTCTAATATTGAATCATTCTCAATACAGAATAATCTCTTGCACCTTGACTTTTACTCTGACAATGGTTTTGTGTACTTGCCGACTGATAAAAACGGGAGTAAAGAAAAATGGGAGCAGAACGAATTTCTTGACCTTCCAGACCTCGAATACCCACCCGCAGAAGTTATCACGTTACTCGATAATCTTCAACTACAATATACATTAGCTAAAGGTGGTGCAGTTAAAGAGACTAAGGCACCAGCTATGAGTATAAGGAGTGGCTACTTAGCTCCACAGCTAGAGATGTTTTGTGCGAAGAAAGAATTTTTGCCTTCATTATTCCGTATAATAACACCTAAAGACTTTAGATCATTACCAGAGTATATCAAACATGGCTATTTACACCCTAAGAACATACCTGAAGGAAGAGGATCAGAGTACCTGTCAAAAGTTTCTGCCATACTTGGAGCAGACTCTAGTGTTAACGAAGAACTATACACACGTACAATTGACATTATTAACGGCTTCTGGGACGACCCTATCCCTAGAAAAAGACTCGAGAGCACAATTATCAATCCCATGGTTAGCGGAAACTCTAGTATTAATGGGGAACCAATTTGGTCTTATGACGAACACTGGAAAAATAGAGGTCTTGCTTTTACGACAAAGCTTGGAGATGCATGCGAAGTTTTCTTCGATGACATACGTGCTAGCTTCTACTTCATAAACTACACAACAGACCATATAAAAATATTCTTCAAGTCAAGAGATTTATTTGAGTATATTGAACCAGTAGCTATAGCTTTACCTGTTCGTAAAGAGCTGACGATGATGGTGCCAGTTGTTAGAACTTCTATACAACCTATATTGCCGTTTGGATTCTACTCTGAGGATGCCTATAATCGCGAATTTAACATCTTTAGACAAAGTCCAGCTTTAGCTATATTAAATAATCCAAAGCCTTATGCAGACTTATATAAGCCCGCAGAGACTATATCTAAGTTCTTTGAGACATTTATTCCTGACCCTTACATAAGAAACTATGTGCTAAGGTTCCTAAAGCGTAAATATACTACGTTCAAGTACTCACCTACGTTACTCTATTGCTTAGGTAAGCACGGCTCTGGTAAAGATACTTTTGTCAACATCTTGGCAGCTATTATAGGTAACCCATACGTGGCTAGACCAACAGCTAAAGAGTTCCTAGAACAGTTTAATGGGTGGTTAGTTGATAAGTACTTTATACAGTTAGATGAATACGGTAATCAGTTACACACTTTAATGGATAAAGAAATTGCTCTAGGGAAGATAAAGTCTTACACTGGTAAACCAGAGACACAGATAAGGCAGATGAGAACTGACGGGTTTAACTACTCACATGTAGCTACTTTTATTATGACAGCTAACAGTAATCCACTGCTACTGGAAGATGGTGATAGACGTATGTGCTTCATAGATACACCTAATGTGCTCAAAGAAGCTGACTGGGTGCAAACGGCTGGTGGTATGACAACAGTTATAGAGAAGATACGTGCTGAGACCAATGACTTTGCGTACTACTTAGCTACAGAGGTTGACGCTGCTTCCTGGGATGAGTACATGTCACCACCAACAACGGAGAAAAAGAGGTATGTTATTGCTGATTCTATGCCTGCTGCACAGAAGATTGCATACTGTTTAAAACATGCTATGTTTGACGTTTTAGGTGATGCCGTTGAAGAGTTCCAGTGTTGGGCAGTATTTGAGCATGCCAGTGAAGGCAGGGTGTTTGAGAATGACCTGTTTGAGCTATATGAATACCTAACAGACTACCGTGGCACTAAGCGAGGGCTAACTAAAGTTATGCGAGAACATGACTTTGAGAAAGTGCCCACATCGAAAGGAGGAGTTAAGCAGTACTACTACCATGTAAAAACATTACTCCATTACCAACCGAGAGAATTTCATGACGTTACTAACACAATTTGAGGACTTTATAGATGATAAGAAAGCTGCTGAGATGTTTATTTCGGGCCAGGCAGGAACAGGAAAAACTACACTTCTTTTTGATCTTGTGGATAGCTGTAGTGCTAGCAATATTAACTACCTTGTTTGTGCATACACTCACAAAGCTTGTGGCATCCTACTAGATAAGTTACCTCACGGGGCTAATATAAGTACACTACACAAGTTTCTTAAGAAGAGGCCTACAGTTAACGAGAATGCACTTGATGTAAAGCACATACAGAACAGCCAGCAACAAGGCTCACCTGATGATATGGCCATACTCTTTGTAGATGAGTACAGTATGTTAGGTGAACGTGACTATGGTGATATAGGTGTGCTCCAGTATGACGATGATGGCAAGCTACTGCTTAAGGTTATCTATATAGGTGACCCTAACCAGTTACCTCCTATAGGGGACCAGCAAGCTATATACCCTGGAGGTGACCACAACGTTAAGCTAACTAAGATATACCGTCAGGACTCAGGTAGCGAGCTGCTATTCACACTTACAGCTTTAGTTAAGATGATCGAGGGTGCTACACCAGAGCCACTATTAGCAAACCAAAACTTTATCCGTGGTGTAGACCTGGTGGATACTTATTTAAAGCATGATAAGTTAGATAGTGTTATGCTGGCTTTTACTAATGCCCGTGTAGAGGCACTTAATAGAGCAATAGCAGGTAAAGATAAACCAGAAGGTATGGATACAGTATTTTCACCTACTACTAAACGCAAGTACACTTTTGGTAAGCGATACCTGCCTCAAGAGATAGACCATATTGAATTGCCATTTGGTGATGAGCAGTTAACATTCGGCTCTAAGTTTAGAACTCTAGAGCACCTAATAAAGATGGGTATAGCTCGTTTTGCAGTGCTTAATGACGACACTATGGTAGCTTACGTGTTTGGTCACTATACATATAAAACTACTTTAGAGTCTCTAGGTGAAGCAGCAGTATTAGCTAATAAGGCAATAGAGCAAGAGTATAACATGCCAGCTAAAATATGGGCTGCGACACATAAGTCAAGTAAGTTAGCTAAAGAAAGAGGTATTGCTTGGAGAGACTACTTTACTTTTAAGACTTGCGTTATTTGCTTAGACTTTCCTTATGCTATGACAATACATAAAAGCCAGGGTAGTACGTATAGTACTGTCTTTTTAGATATACAAGATGTTGGCTTATGCGCAGATAAGAATTATACACTCTACTTACGGTTACTATACGTAGCTATATCGAGAGCGGCTAGTAAAGTATATACTAACTAGACATAAGTAATACTTATGACTAGTTATAAGATATGTCTATTGTATTTTATTTCTATAATATAGTATAATATAAATATAGCAGTAAGTGCGACCTGCTAGAGTATGTAAAAGCACATTATGATAAAGGTATGAAAATATGCAAAAGTTCAACACAAGTGATCACGTTCCAGTACTGGAGGGTGAATTACGATGGGTATTCATTGATGCTCCTGGCAAGCCTGCCATGGACCCAACTAAGCCCAACCGTAAACAAGCATCACTTTACGTTAAGAGCGACAGTGCTGGCTGTAAGTCACTAATTGCCGCTTTGGAAGAGTTTTGGACAGCTAATAAAGCTAAAGGGCAAAAGAAAAAGTCTCTGGGTTATCGGGAAGAGTCTGTACTTAAGGATGGTGGTGATGAAGACGATGAGGCTGACTGGATTAAAACAGGTATGACTGCGTTCTCATTCTGGACTGGTGCTAATTGGCCACCTAAGAAAGGGGAAGAGGAAGGCAATGACAGAGTAGTTGATGTGTATAACTCTAAAGGTAACAGAATCTCTCTAGGTGGTAAAAAGATTGGCAATGGTTCATTTGGAGCAATATCAGGAACTATGGCTATGTACCATAATGGTACTAATCATGGTGTCTCACTATATCTTAATGCTATTCAATTAGTTAAGTTTAATGAGTACTCTGAAGATGCTGGTTTTGATTCACAGGATAGCGTGGAAGGTGGTTTTGAGGGTGTTGACACTGAATTTGAAAGTGTGGCCACAGAAGAAACTGAAGGTAAGCCTCGCTTGTAACTAGTTTAGGGGCTTCTGTCTTCGCTGAGTACTAACAACTATGCGATTAGGAAATCAAGGCAGAAGCTTCCTTTTTAGGAGAAAATGATGCAATATCGTTGTAGGGTAACAGAGGTAGAATTTTACAAGGGTGTGGAAGTAGTTATATGCACTAGTGATACTTCAACTGTGGCAATAAGGTGTGAAAATACCTTTCGCTCAAAAGTTAACGACCACGTATTTGTAGAGTATAATCTATACAGTAAAGAACGACCATTACAAGGTACAATAACAGCAGTTGAAAATAGACTACAAGAGGAAAAAGAAATGCAAAATCACATGGTTGAATTGTTGTTAGAGAACTTTTACACTATAGGAATTCGGTTTAATAATAGTGCTAAGGTGTACACATATAAAGTAGCTAAAGATATTGAGTTACTTGCCGATGAAGATCAAGTCATAGTAGCTACTACTTCAGGCTTTGAAATTGTTAACGTTACTCGTGTTGATGAAGGTATGAATATTGACTTGTCTTCTGATATTAAGTATAAGTTCATTGTACAGAAGCTTGATCGTACACAGTATGATGAGTTATGCGACAAAGACAAAAATGTAGCAGGTGTAATAGCTAAGGGTGCGGCTGAAGCTAAACGTAAAGAGTTAGTTGAAGCGTTCACTGGTGCTTTAGATGACACGCAAGTTAAGCTATTAGAGGACGTAGGGGTTACAGGTGTTAAGCGGTTGTGATGAATATACTAGAATGTGAATTAGAAGACATAAGGCTCAATGAGGATGAGCCTTTATTTTTTGACTCTGAAACGTGTGGGTTTTATAAACGTATACGACTAGCCCAGTTCTTCCAGGAAGGCTGGGATGGCGTATTATTAGTTAACAACCCAAACCCATTTGAACTAACCTTACTGCTTGATAAGATAAAAGTTGTGATGCAAAACGGGCATTATGATATAACAACTATACAAGCCCAAACAAATTCTCGTTACGAGCCTAAAGATTATGAAGATACCTTGTACCTGGCAAGACTGCACTTTTACAATAAAGACAGGTTTTCTTTAGATAAAACTATGAAATATGTGTTAGGTTATGACCCTTATGAGAAAGCAGGCATAGATAAAAAACTAATGCAGAAGATAAACTGGGACATACCAGTGCTAACAACAACGCAAAAACTATACGCAGCTATTGATGTGTATTATTTGCCTCAAGTATATAATGACATTAAAGCTCATATTGATGACACAAGCTATAAGCTAGACATGTTAGCTACTCAGTATGCACTAGACTTCCAGAATAATGGCATGCCTGTAATAGCTAGTGAGTTACAGAAACTATATGCTAGTAACATAGCAGAGATAGAAAAATACAACCTACCTATAAATGTAAACAGTTATGTGCAGGTAAGGCCCTATATAGGCAGTAAAAACTCTGATGCACTTGGTTTAGCCACTCTAGCTCTTAGCGGTAACGAAAGGGCCAAAGAAGTCAACACTGTGCGTAAGCTAATAAAGCAAAATAGTTTTCTGAATAAATTTGATAATGATGAAGGTCGCATATATGGTAAGTTTTTACCTTCAGCCAGATCAGGTAGGTTTACTTCTAAGGACCAAAACCTGCAACAAATACCTCGTAAAACTAAATGTGTATTCGGTTATGACACTGAGGCAGGTAGAGTACTGTCTTATTCTGACTATGCTCAACTAGAGATGCGATGCATTGCAGCTATTACTGGTGAACCAGTTATGGTTAAGCTGCTGCGAGCCATGGAAGACTTGCATGACTACACTGCCACAATGCTGTTTGGTAAGGACTTTACGCCTACACAGAGACAAATAGCTAAGACTTGTAACTTCAACCTCTTGTATGGAGGTGGAGCCAACATGTTTGGTAGTATTCTAATCAAAGCTGCAGGTATTTTACTATCTGAATTTGAGCTAAAAAGTATAAAGCGTAAGTGGCGTAACCTATATGCTGTTATTGCTGCCTGGCAAGACAAAGGTATGGAAGACTGGAGACACGGGAGACCTTGGGCAACACCATTTGGTCGCAAGTATACAGCTAAGCTGCCTACTGACCAACTCAATATTATTAACCAGGGCTTTGGTTCTGAAGTAGCTAAATTAGCTATGCATTACATGGAGCCTGAAATTAAGAGTGCTTTTGGTGGTGACGTGTTCTTAGCTAACTTTATACACGACAGTTATATCTATGATTGCCCTAACGATGAAGAAGTCTATGAGGGTGTGGCTATTATAGTAGCTGATGCCATGCAAAAAGGCTGGAAAGAAGCATGTCGTACTGGCAAAGACTTAAAGGTTAGAGACTTACCTATGCCTGTAACAGTTTATACTGGTTACAATTGGGGCAGAATAGAAAGTGATTACTTACATAAATATGAGGCAGCATGATGAATAATTTTGAGTTTAAATACGTCGAGTTAATACGAGACATACTACAAAATGGGCAACGACGAGAAGGTAGGAATGGTGTAACCAAGTCTGTATTTGGTCGCACACTAACTATAGATATGTCTGGAGACGACAGATTCCCATTGCTATACGGTAGAAAGATGTTCCCTGGCGGGATATTCGGTGAATTTGCAGCTTTAATACGAGGACCTCATCATATAGATGATTTCAAAGTGTTTGACTGTAACTACTGGGATACTTGGGCTGACGAGCAAGGTTACTTGAATATAGACTATGGTAATCTGTGGAGTAACTTTGCGGGTGTAGACCAAATGGCTAAAGTTAAAGACAAGCTTAAGAACAATCCTGCTGATAGGCGTATGATAGTTACTGGTTGGAATCCAGTCGGTATGGAAGAGTTATCTTTGCCATGCTGTCACTTATTGTATCAGTGGTACGTCAATGATATTGATGGAGTTAAGCATCTTGATATGATCTGGTATCAAAGATCAGTCGATACAATGATAGGTTTACCTTCAGATATAGTTTTGGCTGCTCTGTGGAATGTACTACTAGCTAATGAAGTTGGTATGGCACCAGGCAAGATAACCATGATGCTTGGAGATACACATATTTATGCAGAGCATAGTAATGAAGCTATTAAGTACTGCAATAATGTGTTATTTGGTAAACCAGTAGAGTATCCAAAGTACACGGTAGAGAGTGCAAAAGGTACACCAATAGAAGAGTTCTTACCTAACATGATAACATTAACAGGTTACAACCCTTACCCATCAATTAGCTATAGGTTAAAAAAATGATTAGTCGAATATGTGATTGGAACAGTGCACGATATGAGCAAGAAAATAACGGTGAGCTAACAGCTGACTTGTTATTTGAGGAAGTAGCAGAATACAAAGATGCTATTTATGGCGATGAGGTAGATCAATTAGATGCACTAGTTGATACTGTTTACATAGCCATAGGTGGTATGTGGAAGATGGGTTTAGATGCAGATCAAATACGTGCTGCTATACATGTAGTCTGTGATGCTAATGACTCTAAGACGCAGATAAAAACTGCTTCACACATTAAAGCTAACATAGACAAGGGGCCTGATTTTACGGCTCCAGAACCACAACTGCAGGAGATTCTTGATGGCAGAACTAACAGCTAAAGAGCTACGTCAACTAGCATTAGATACAGCTTGCATTTCTAAGTGTGATAAACGTAAAGTTGGTGCAGTAATAGCAGATACAAATGGTAAAGTACTGGGCGTAGGTTGTAACTACTCGCCTTCAGGTACATGCGAAGACGCAGCAGGTGCAACTATGTCTGACGTAGTGCATGCTGAAATAGCAGCTATACAAGCATTCAAGTTGGCAGCTAAAGGTTTATTGGTGTGGCAAAGACCGCTAACAATGTATACTACCCATGCACCATGCCCTAACTGCAGAGCGGCTATAGAGAAGGCAGGTATAATAAAGATAATAGTGGTTGAAGATGTGTTCATGAAGTTCGACACAGATAAACTACGATACGACCTTATACCTGTTAGCTGGACTATAGGCGATGCAGAAATAATAACTTTTGGTGCCAAGAAGTATAAACCTGACAACTGGAAGGAAGCCGATGACCTAGGGAGATATTTTGCGGCATTAGAGCGACACCTAATAGCTTGTAAATTAGCTTGGGAGAAAAAAGATACATCTCTGTTATTTGATGAAGAGACTAAATTACATCATCTTAAACACCTGAGAACAAATGCAGGTTTTCTACTTACTTTATTAGAGGAAAAAATTAATGTCATTAACAATAGATCAGATAACTAAAATATGCCATCAAGCAAATGCTGCTTTGTGTGAATCCTTAGGGGATTTCTCACAGGCTCAGTACGAACAATCGCCAGAGCAACAAAAAGGTTCTGCTCGTCAAGGGGTGCAGTTCTTAATAGACAACCCTAAGGCCACTGCTAAAGACTCACACTCTGCCTGGGTAGACTATAAGCTTGACTTAGACTGGACATTCGGTAAGGTTAAGGACGATGTAACTAAAGTGCACCCTTGCCTAATTGAATTTGACCAGTTAGAACCTATGCTGCAGCTTAAAGATAAGATATTCACTGCTATCTGTCGGCAGTGTATTCCTTTTCTAGAAAAACCAAAGCCAGTGAAAAAGAAAGTGCCAGAACTGCACCCTGATGAAATAGCCTTAAAAATGGATTCTAAGCATGCCAATTAAAATAAACAATACTAGTATACGGCTAAGACCGTCATCATTCGACTCATTCAACCAGTGCTCTTATCAGTGGGCTAAGGTGTTTCTTGAGGGGGTAACAACTATACCTAGCTCTCGTGCAGCCATAGGTACAGGTGTCCATAAAGCTATTGAAGTGATGTGGCAGGAGTCTATGACACACCAGGTTAAAGAAGTTAATACTGACGTAATGGTTAATGCCGGTATTGAATCATTTAACGAAGAAGCTAAGAAAGGCATGACGTACAACACAGATGAAACTGCTGATACGTGTCACAAAGAGATAAATATAGGGGTTGACACGTATGTTGAAAATCTTGTGCCCTTCTTAGATATACCAACAGCTGTGGAGCAGCGGTTTACAGTACCTATAGTTGACCACCCACTAGTGGCGGAAGTAAGTGGCACTGTTGATTACTTAGCTCCTGGCCGTATCGACGATGTTAAGACAGGTAAACGTAAACCTGTAGTTACTAACTATAAGACACAACAGTCTGTGTACAAGTACTTAGCTGAAGAAAATGGTCATCCAGTAACGCATAGTATGATTCAGAGTGTAGTTTTTACTAAAGTACCTCAAGCAATGATATTAGAAGCTGTAATAGATATACCTCAAGCCAAATCTATAGTTAATAGTTTACTTGATGTACTGGAATATGCAGTTAAAGATGTAGTGCCTTTAGATGTACTGTTCAGACCTAACCCTAAGTACTACTTATGTAGCCCTAAGTATTGCTCTTTATATGGTAATGATTGCCCAGCAACACATCGCCATGTGCCAACACAGGAGAAACCACTACTATGAACACACAAGCCGCTGTGCTAAAAATATTGGCTGGTGCGGAGGCACCATCTAAATATGCACTAGCAAAACTACTCAAAGTACAGCCAATAATGATCTCTCACTATTTAAACGGGAGTCGTATGAGACAAGCTAAAGCCGACATCATAAAAGACAAGTTTAACATAGTGGTGACAGACGTATATAACCCTACTAGAGATGCACTGGAGAAGCGTGATAGTACCTAGAGACTACCAAGAGCAGGAGAGCTTAGCTGTACTAAAGACACTAAAGGTACATGCAATAGCTTACATAGCTTGGGAAGAGAGAACAGGGAAGAGTTTAACTGGTGTTTTAGCTGTAGAGAAGTCTGCAGCTAAGCACTGTCTAATCATAACTAAAGCTAAAGCTAAAATAGGTTGGCACAAACTTATGCTGGAGTATCCGCATGAGAAAGTGTACGAGATAATCACATACGGAATGGTATCAAAGTATACTGGCAACCCAGATATAGTTATTATTGATGAGGCACACAATTATATCTCTGGCTACCCTAAGCCATCCCAGACTTGGAAGGCAGTAAAGAAGCTTGTGTTTGGTCTACCTATTATTTACATGTCAGCAACACCGCATGCTCAAGGATACCAGTTACTTTACCACCAGCTGGCCTTAAGCCAGTGGTCACCATTTAGAACACATAGCACATTCTATTCATGGTTCAGAGAGTTTGGTTGTCCTTACACTATTAGAGCTCATGGAAGAGATGTGACACAGTATGATAAAGTTAAAGATGATAGTATACTGGCTAAAGTAGAGCACTTATTCAATGTGAAAACTCGCAAAGAACTAAAGTTTAAGCATGAGCCGGTGGACAGTATAAAGTGGATACCTTTATCTAAGCTTACAAAAGTTATCTATAACAGAATAGTTGAGGATAACGTGCTAGAGGTTGCAGGCCATACAGTGTTATATGACTCTATAATGAAGCTGCGCTCAGGCTTGCACATGGTAGAAGGTGGAACAGTTAAACTTACACTAAACTCAAAGCCTGCAGAAGATGATAGTCTTTTGCTTGTGAGCAGAGAAAGTATAGAAGGCTTATACCTATACCACTGTTACTATGACTTAGGTAACCGTGAGAAGATACAGTATATTAAAGCGCAGTGGGGAGATAGTAAAGATGTTGCAATCATGTACAATTACAAAGGTGAGAAAATCATCCTGGAGCGAGAATTTAAGCTCGCTAGAATACTACAAGCAACGAGTAACGCAGAAGGCGTGGAGTTATCGCATGTACGACATCTCATCATCTACAGTCAAGACTTTAGCACAGCAAGACACACTCAAAGGCGTGCCCGTCAAGCTAGTAAAGACAGGGAACACGACATTGATGTCAATTTCCTTCTGACTAAGAAGGGCATCTCTCACCAAGTGTACAAGACAGTATCACTAAATAAACTAAACTATGTAGATTCAGTATTTGACAGAGAAACGATATGAAAGTATTATACGCACTAAGAGCCACCAGGTCAAGTTTAGCTAAAGAAGCTATATTGGCTAAGATAGAATATCCAACATGGAAAACATTCTACTATGCATACCATATAGACAGTATGTACCACATGAAATTTAAAGCTGTAGCTGAAGATAGCTTGGGCGAGCCGTCAGTTGCTATGTTTGTACTATTAGACAGAATACTAGATGGTGAACTTAGAGGTACTAGTGCCAGAGACGCAGTTAGGTCCTTTGCACAGTCTAATGGTGACTTGATAAAACTAATCATAAACAAGGATTTGGCTTGCGGTGTAACTGCTACCTTATTCAATAAAGTTAACCCAGGTTCAATACCTCAATTTAAAGTACAGTTAGCTAAAGAGGTAGATATAAGCACTATAGACTACCCGGTGTTAGCACAGCTAAAGTATGACGGTGTGCGACTGATAGCTTTGATAGAAAATGGCACCTGTACATTCAAGACTAGGAACGGTAAACTAGTAGCTCTGCCTGGACTTGCTGAAGACATTGAAAGCTTACCATTTGATAACTATATATTAGATGGTGAACTAGTGCTTGCTTCTGGTAAACAAGAAGATAGGACTAAAATATCTGGTATGGTTAATTCAGCAATGCACGGAGGCACTATTGATGAGTATAGTATAGTTTTACATTGTTTTGACACTATGCCACTATCTGAGTTTAATGCTGTCAAGTGCAATGCTACTTACGAGGATAGATTCACTGTACTAACTAAGATATTACAACACGCAGAAACTAGTAAACTAGAGTTAGCTATAACTAACGAAGTATATTCAGCAGAAGGAGCCACTGAGCTATATAAAGCCGCCTTAGCTCTGGGCTATGAGGGGCTCGTACTAAAGTACCCAGAACACCTGTACACGTTCAAGAGAAGTAAAGATTGGATAAAAGTAAAAGAAGTAAAGAAGGCTAGAATAAAAGTAATAGACATACAAGATGGCACAGGAAAGTATAGGGGTATGATAGGTGCATTGGTTTGTGAAGGTGTTGTTGAAGGTAAACATATTAAAGTAAACATCGGCTCAGGTCTTTCAGACATAGAACGCAGCCTGGATGACATATACTTCCTTAATGAAACTGTCGATATATTGTACAACGCGGTTATTCAAGACAGTGTAACACGTGAATGGAGCTTGTTTCTTCCACGACTACACCAGATACGACTAGATAAATAGCTTGCCCTGAAAAAGAGGTGCCCTCACAATCTCCGTGGCCTGATTTAAATAAGTTCTTGATACTAGTATCAAGGCCATATTAAAACGGCCTTAAAAGACGACACAGGAGCCCATATTAACGTTTCATTATATAGAATATCAAATAATCCTTTATAAATCAAGGACTTAGGATAATCATGACAGAACAACGGTTACAATCACAAATAATTAAATATATAATTGCAAGAGGAGGTTATACTGTTAAAGTAATAACTGCAACTAAAGCTGGAGTACCAGACATCGTGTGTTGCGTTGAGGGATGCTTTTATGGTATAGAAGTAAAGGTAGGATATAACAAACCCTCTGCTTTACAGAAAGCTAACTTACTAGCTATTGATATGGCGGGAGGTAAAGGCATCCTTGCCTACTCCCTAGAGGATGTTATTCTAGCACTTCCATAGATAGCGTAACAAATGGGTGGCCTGTACCACCTATTAGAGTTAGTGTACCACCACCAGAAAATTCTACCTGCACACCGAAATAATCTGTAGGTATAGAAGCTATTGGGTGTGACGCAATAGATAGCACTTTAGGCCCTGAAACACCACTAGTATTTTGCGCCTCAGCATTACCTACAAGACCGATAGCAGAACCATTTTTTGTGAACCGTATATAAACCTCAGCAGAAGTCTCCCCTGTTGAGATTGTTGCATACAGCTTAATTCGCTTTGAGTTAGCGGGCTGTACAATCCGCTCTGGATTACCTACCGCCCACATACTTTCATCACTATCAAAACCACCCACTAGGCCAGTCATAGGTATAATGTCAAGTGAGGTGGCTGTATAGTTAGTAGTTCTACCAACAGTTATACCTCTTATAGGTGTCTTAATTACTAGTTGTTTCCAGCAACCTACAGTTGCGCCATTACCAGCAATAATAGTTGTTCCATTATTGTTAATTATTGGTTCAGCTATATCAAACCACCAAGTGTAGCCGCCGTTGTCACCTGCCGCAGCACCACCTGCAGTAGTAGCGTATGGGTAGAAGTTATCTGCATCAGTCACATCTAAAGCTTGCAGCTCAGCTAAAGTAGCCAGCGGTTTTATCATGGTTAATCTGTCTACAGTTGTATCAAGACTACTCCTAACCTGCACTACTTGACCAATACCGAGCAGAATATCTTGTTCAGCAGCTAATTCTTTAGTTAGTACATTTGTTACCATAATTATTTACCTTTAGTTAATTCTTTATCCCAGCTGTCTGGCCAGGTGTTAGTTGCTTTATATAGTTGCTTATCAGCTTGGAATACTAGGTCATCTTTAGGGTCAAATTCTGCATGTAGGTGCTCTTCTGACTTTCCTTCATTCTCTAGTATAAAGTCGCACTGAGGTACACTTAGTTTTAGACTAGCTAACAGCCTATGCTTTTTATTGCTAGCACCAACTATATGTTTAGTACGATAATCCAAAGCAAAGCCTATAGGGTGGAAAGAGCCTAGGGTGTATTTTTTACGTATTCCACTAGTTATAATACAGGCGATGCCGTACCGTTGAAATACATCAGCTATCTCTGTGTGAGCTAAGCACATCTCTGGCCTTAACCCGTAAAGTTTTACACCTCTCTTAATCATATTAGTCTCTAAATAATACTACGTCATGGTCAATAGCTAAGCCGTCATAGCCAGCCTCTTTTAGTCGCAGCTGCAAGTTCTTAGAATTCTTAAGCATCTCAGGTGTTATCTCTTCTACAGCCAGTATGCGCTTAACGTCTGCTTCTGTAGCTATACGTGAAGGCAATATCTCTTCTGTGAATACTTTACGTTCACCTTCACGTGCTGCTGCACTAGTGCCATGTTTATCTGTTGACCAGTACTCGCCTCTACCAAACTTGCCGTCTACAGTCTTATGCGCTCTACCCTTGAGCCCTGACTTATACACCTTAACCTTAGGGTAGTTTTCTTTCTTGCCGAACTTAGCTGACACCAAAGCTAACTGATGTAACCCACTAACTATCTCTGGGTCATTAGGCATAAGAGCTATAATTTGCTGCATAGTCTTAGCATCAGCTGGTTTTTCTAGTATCTTAGCTACCTTGGTAACTAAGGCTATGTAATCACCAGTGGTAGTTGGCATCAAACGTTTTACGTAGTTAAACACGGTACTAGCAACTTCATACTTTATTCTAACTACAGGGTCTGTAGTTAAGTAGCTTTGAAACTTAGGTCTTGCTATTTGGCCAGTGCCTTGAGATAAACTAACGTCATTCTTGAACACTTTTGCTATTTCATTAATAGCTCTCTTAAGTTTACGCGCCTCAGGTGAGCTGAAGGCAATTTGCTTTAGTTCATCTGACAAGTTAGTAAAATGTGTTGCTTGTATACCGCTCTCAAAACCTATAGTATGCTTCTTTACAAACTGATCAATTACAACACCTTCTATTTTATTTCTGGTAGTGCCAGGTAATTTACTGACAACCTCCATAAATGTTCCGTCTAAGGAAGTGATGTAGTTTGACAGAGACTTAACTATTGCTTTAGGGCTAACACCTTTCCTAGTTAAGGCACGGAACAGTACATTCTTACGTAACTTGATCATTTTAGAATATTCAGTGTTGGCTTTATTCCACTCTTTAAGCCAGACATCACCTGCAGGCATATGCTTGCGTGCTGCTTTACCGATCTCTTTATCTACTTGGCGAATAGACTTGTTAATCATTTCCCAGTCTATATGCTGGCGCAGTTTAGTGTTATACTTAAACTCATTTAACGTTTTACGTAATTCCAATATGTTTGCAAATGTACGGTTATTACTAAAGTTATCTATAGCTTGAACATAAGCGTCAAATCTTTTACGTACAGCTGGATTACGAATAGACTCATCAGTTTTCTTAAGCACTTTATCTATGCCTAGCTTATCGAAGGTAAAGCGGTAAGAGCTGCCTTTAAAAGGCGCAATACCTAAAGTCTTAATACCAGTGTAATAGTCCTTTACTTTTGTAACGTACTTGCCAAGATCACCATGAACTATAGTGCTAATATTCTCTGTAGTCAGATTGGCAGAAGACTTGTTTAAATCTTTAGCTCTGGCGCTAATTGATCGTGCTAAGTCAGCACTCATCTTAGGATTCAGTCCAGCTGAAGAAGCTACAATAGCCTCACCACCAGGTTGAGTCTGAGGTATAACATGCATAGCCTTGGTAGCTCTAGTAAACCCTGGTGCTTTAGCTCCTGTTATACCTTCCCAATCTGTAATTAGCTCCTCAATCTTAGCATCATCTAAGTGCATAAAGTCCTTTAAGAACTTATAAGCACCGTTACGATTGCCATCAGTAACCATCTTAACAGCTTTACCCATACCTATAATTAACTTACCGGTAACTGCTAAGCCTACGCCAAGTGTCGTACCAAGTGCAGCATCCCAGTAGCCAGCATCCATCATCATCTTTTTATAGTACTCAGCCTCTAGCTCTTCTCCAAGAACAGCAGAGTTATATGCCAGGTCTAAACCACGACCAACCATAGCGCCAGCACCACCACCTAATGTACCACCAGTTAAGCGTGCGACCCAACCAAGTAGCTTACCTGGCAGACTAGGTATAGCGTTAGCAAGTCTCTCACCAACTATTGCACCACCAATCGCAAAGCCTATTTCTTTTTCTGCTGCTGCCATATCCCATAGAGCTTTAGAGTACCACTCAGGAGTGATCGGTAACTTAGTTCCGTCAGGCATGATCTCTACAAATTCACCTGGCTCACCTACTTCTATGTTTCTACCAAGGCTACGCAAAGTATTAGCTACTGCATAGTCATTAGTCTTGCGCATCTTATTGAAGCGCACTTTAGTTTCTTCATTCTGGAAACCAGACACAAGCTCTTCCATCATGAACTGATAGCTAGTCATCATATTTTCTTTAGCTGAAATTAGCCCTTCAGTACTCTTATCTGTAGCTTCCTGGTCATTAGCTATTTCAATGTATTGCGGCTCTTCCCAATTACCGAGCTCAGTTTCTGGGAAGTTGTACTCTTCAGGTGTAGTTGAACTATCAGCTGACTTAAAGTCGAACGCTTGACCCTCTTCGAATAACGTAGGCTTATATAAATCAGTAACGTGTTCTTGTACAGATTCTGGTGATGCGCCTTTATCAATGGCAGCGTCAATTTTGCTTTGTATAGAAGCAGCTAATGCACGTCTAGACTCTGGCTCTGTTAAACCTTCGTTAACTTGAAGATGCTCGAGTATAGCGCCAGGAGAGGCACCCTGATCTAATGCAAGACCCACAGGGTCACCTTCACCAGCATTTGCTTGCTGAGCCATTGCATCGTCTGGAGCCATACTTGCACCAATAGCTAAAGCACTAGCACCATATAGTTCAAACTTCTTTGTCCATTCAGGATACTTATGGGTAGCTGGTGTTACTTCTATATCAATTTTAGGGAATGACTGCTCTTTAGTTATTTGCTGCCAGTACTTCTTAACAAACCCCACAACAACTTCTGGCTCGTTTAGTATTTCAATCAGCTCTATTACAGTGCTTCGCAGTTCGTCTGGTAAAGCAACTATATCTCTAGGATGCAAGTCGTCTAGTGTAGCTACTATATTACCGCTACCAAAAGCTGAGTGGTATATACCTGTAGAGGTATTTATAGCTAAGCGTAATTCTTCTACATTAGGTACCTTAGCAGCTATAGCTTCATTAACAGCAGCAGCTTGTAAGTTAATACTGTACTCCTCTGGTAGTTCTTCTTGCAGCTTATTTAACTGAGCTAAATTCTCAGGTGCAGATTCCCAACTTTTAATTACACGACTTACTTCTGGTGTAAGCTCTGGCCAGGCAGCTTCTTTTTTAACAAGGTTAGCAGAGGATTTTATGTTATCCCAATACGCTTGCGCATAAGCTAAAATATCGTCCTCACCTATAGTTACAGGTCCGAGCTCTAACTCGTGCTCTTTTAACGCCTCCTCTAGCATCTCATCTGTAGGTCTTGCATCAAAAGCGGCTATGTTATCTGCATCGGTATAAATGCCATTTCTGTCATTTGCAACTAGTAAATCTATAGCTTGCTCACGATCAAAACCTTGAGGTGAAAACTGCCCGTCATACCTTATCTCTTGCTTAAGCTCATTTAAGTAGTCTCTAGCATCCATGTCACTATCAAAACCTTTACGTAGTTCTCTACGCAGCTCTACGTAAGTTTTAGGTACAGGAGGTACTCTAGTAACTGTTACCTTCTCTGATTTAGGTAGAACTATTTGGCCATACGTTATCCCCTCCGGTATTCCAGCAGCCTCATATAAGTCAGACCAATCGCTGTTACTGAGTGCATGAGATAGCTCATCATTAAAATTACCCCTAGCTAAGGTTTGAGCATGCATTACAGGAGAAAACATCATCTCATCTGCGTCTGGCACACTACTGCGTACACTAGTGTTAAGCTTCTCTACAAGTCGAGGATTAGATTCTAAAAAAAGCACAACGTTATCAACGTCTAGTGGAATAGTCCTATACGCAAAAGTTGGCAATATATTGGTTGCTATGTCAGTTGGTAATAGCGTAAGTGCCTCTACATAATTACCAGAAGCTACTGCTACATCAAACGGTGATGCACCATCAGCACTTGTCAGAGATTCTAGCCTTGATTCTAGTTCTGCATGCCTACTTGGGTTATCTAATTTTTGGCCGTTTAGAAACACCTCTAAGTCAAAATATAGATTCTCTTCATCAATAGTGTCATCAAATTTACTCATAGTCTTGCCTGACTGCTTAACTTCCTTATACTCAGCGCCAGGAATCTGCTTAGCTATCTTCTTGAGCGTAGAGCGTACTTGAGTCTCGTACCACTTCTGTGCTCCTACACCTCTAGATAGTTCGCTGGCAGCACCATCTAGCGGTATAGCTATAGCTTCTTGGCCTTCGTCTACTGCGTGCAGTATTTCCTTCTCAATTTCCTTCCTGGCCCAGTTCTTTTTAAGCGGTGTATCTGGTACACTGCCTGTCTGTTCTAGCGCACGGTAATTAGCACTCTCTGGGGTGTTCATAAACGACTCTAGCTCATCTGCAGAGTTAAAGCGCTTTACAGAACCATCGTCTTGCAACCTTGCTGACCATTTAGTTTCACCAGCATAACCGTGTTGCCTACCACCCTGATGCAGGTCAGATTGTATTTCCTGCACTAGCCTGGTATTCTTAGCTCCTATTGGCTCTACACTACCACGTGAATGAGATAGGTAGTCTGGCACAGAGTTAGAGAAGTGGGAAGATATCTGCCTAGACTCTTTCCCTTCCTTATACTGTCGTACATTCTCAAAGTAGGATTGTGAGTCTGATGACCTAATTGTTGTGCCGTCATAACCAACGTTGCCCTTCTTAGTAGTTCTGTTAACTTCAGAAAAGCTATCTTTACGATCAGCATCCCACTCAACTAATTCTGCCTTGGTCAACTTAGTCTTAGGGTCGTGCTGAGCTAGACGTTCAGATACACCTGAGTAGTCTAGCTCTTCTTGCTTAACTTTTCTTAATAGCTCATTCTTAGCTACTGGACTCTTACGTGCCCAATCATCTGGTAACTCTTGAATGAATTTCTTCAGCGCGGAGCTGGGAATTAATGGCATAACTATACCTTACTTGTAGCGTTGTTTTTGTAATCTACCTAGCTCTTTAACTAAAGATGGATTATACTTCGTATCCAACTTAGCTTTAACAGCTCGTATACGGGCAGACAGTTGAGTCTTATTTACTGGCTTAGCATTTTTTAACTCTTGCGCATGCTTAAATACACGTTTTTTATGGTATGCAAAAGCTTCAGAAGTGCGCTCTTTTGGTACCTTCTCTGCACCTTTAGCTTTGCGTTTTGCATTAGCTGTACGGCCTTGCACACGCTGAGCTTGCTTCTTAACGCCAGTTTGCATTATCTTATGCGCAGTTGTTGAGTCGCTTTTAGCGTGGTTGGCAAGCTCATTTTTACGCTTAGCTAAGACATCTTTAGCCTCACCTATACTGCCCTTGCCAGGCTTCTTACGCATAGCTACTTTGTTTGTAACCTTCTTTACTTTTTTACTTCCTCGGTATGCTTTAACACCAAGTTGAATTAGTTTTGCTACTGCTGCTAGTGCCACTTTAATACCCTCTCTTCTTAGCTGCTTGTTTTGCTGCACTACCTATTTGCTTGCCTGCCTTGTTGCGTGTAGATGTGCCTGCTTTGCGACCTCGCAGTGCATTTAGGAATGGTGACTTCTCTTGCCCAGATAATGTTTTACCTATACCTGAAGTCATCATCTTACTGCGAGACTCAAAATTCTTCTCTCGCTTAGATTTCCATCTGTTACGTTTCTTGCGTTTGTAGCGTTCTCGCTTAGGCTTACCTGCGCCACCGCCACCACCACCACCGACAACCTTGCCTAGACCTTTACCGAGTAAGCCACCTATATTTGTGCCACCTGATAACATGGCACCTGATATGCCTGTAGGGTCTAGTTTATTTGCTACGTTGCCTACCTTTTTAATGGCTTTCTTAATACTTTTAAATGGTTTCCAACCCATGTTGCTATACCCCTTCGTTTGTGTTTTGTGGTAATTTCATTGACTGACTAAGTGAACCCTCACGGCCATCTGGCTTGCCGCCCTGAGCCATGTCAGATGCTGATTGTGCTGCTTGAGAGTCACCGCTTAACATTTGTGCAGTGTCATCTAGAATCTTAGCTATGTCTGGGCTGTGCTTAGTCTTGTAAGACCGTAAGCTTAAGCCTGCTGCTTTAAAGTAGCCTGCAGGATTAACTTGAGATAACAAGCTACCTATGCTGCTAGACAATACAGTCTCTAGCATAAGCTGATTCTTTTCGTCTTCATCATTGTACGCAGTTGCATCTATAGTTATTTCAACATCAGTTGCTTTAATCTCTGTATCTTCATCTGGTATAGGTGCTATTAGATACTGGCCTTCAGCATCTGTTGTCATCTCACCTTTATCATCAAGTACAAACTCATACGCATGCCGTGTTTCTGGTTCACCTGTAGGTAGTTTTCCACCAGTAGGAATTTCCATTGGCTTGTTAACCGCTATCCAACGATCACCAGATACGTCATCTGTAATACGCAGCAACTCTTCAGCAGTAAAGTACTGCTTAATTAGTTCAACCATGTCTTCACCTAAAGACTTGTAAAACTCCTGTATGCGGTTGGTCAAGTAATGCAAACTAATTATAGTTGCATTTTGTTGTAGCTTAACTTTACGACCAGAGTCTGAGGCAAAAGCTTGGCCAAGGAAGCTGTCGTTAATACCCAGCACACGTTGTATGCGATCAAAAGCTTTATCTATAATAGTATACTGATCAAGTATCTCTTTAGCCATGCTTTCAACTTTAATGCCTTGCAGGTCATTTACTTCTATTACTGAATTAACCCTGTTAAAAGAATCAGTAAAGTCGTCTATGTTATCAACAGCACCGTCTTCAACAAAAGCCTTATGTGTATTAACCATTAGTTGTATCTTGATTAATGCTTGGTTAATAGCTTTCTGCGACTCTATAACTTCTCTAAATATACCGTAGTGTTCTGTACGAGTAGAACCTTGTAGCTTCTGCACTCTGTATGGGAACCTAACCTTACGATAGCTGATCTCTTTTTTGAACAGCTCAGTTTCATCACACCAGTGAATAGTCCAAGTCTTACCTTCATAATCTACCAGTGTTGTTTCAACTACTAAGTAGTTATTAAATATTTTGTAACGACCTGTAAACTGACCGTTATAGCTGTACTCAAACTCAGCCTCGTCTATATTTAAGTGATTATAGTATTCGAACAACTCTGCTGCTTTATCCTTACCATACAAGGAAATAACGTCGTCTTCTGATACCCACTTAAATCTATGTATGTAACGAGCATCAGAGTAATCACGCTTACGACTATAAGGGTCTAAAACAATTTCATTGCTACTAATAGCTTCAAGGTTAATCCTACGCTTAGGTCGACCAAACTGATCTTTTTCACCTGTACTGTATACCTGTACCTTAGCGCACATAATGCCAGATAAAAAGCCATCTAGCTTAATAGTATCACCTTCAGTAGTAAAATCATTAGTACGGAAAGTATATTCCAGTATGTCATTTACTACTTTAGCTTTAGCTATATCGTTAAAGCGGGTTGGATTTGCTACAGCAGTGTTAACTACAGTAGAGTAATAACCCAGCAACATGCGACTGAAGATCTTAAATACATTAAAGGTCTCTGCTGGTTGACCACGGTTTGACAGTGTAGACAACTGATCTTGTGTGTACTGTCTGTTGTGGTACATATCTTGTATCTCTAGACTCTCTATTCTAGAAGACTCATATGCATCATAACCTATTTGGAAAGTATCCCTACAAGTCTCTATATCCGGTCTTATAAGGTCATACTCAGATAGTTCAGTCATTACTTATTGCCTCCCCAGACGTCACCTATTATTCGGCTATCCTTATCCTGTTGAGCTTCAGGCGTTGACTCAGTTTGCTTACCACTCTCCAAGTCCTCTAGATATTTAATACGCTGATCCATAGCTGCAACTAGGTCTTCAACTTTTTCCTGTGAGGCGCCTATTCTGAATTTGGCAGAGTAAGGATTTTGCATCGTAGCTATTGCATTCAGCTTACCACGTATCTGACCCATAGCAGTTTTCATCTGTTTAATCAACGGTGCTAGCTGTTGCTTACGAGTACCAAACTGTTCATTGAATGCTTTGATCTCAGAGTCAGTTAATGCTGAACCGTAGAGTGCATGACGTAAGCTGTTTCTAAATGCAGCGTAAGCAGCTACTGATTCAGAACCACCTTCGTCTGTGACATACTTTTTAACATCTGTTAGCATACTATCAAGTATGCCAGTCTCTGCTACTGTCATATCCTTGCTAGGATCACCCATAGCTAACAGTACACCTACATCACGTAGCTCCTTCTTAGTAGCTGCGTCAAACTCTGTACCTTCCATACGCTCTATCTTATGTACTAAGCTATATGCTTGATCCCGATGCTGTTGATCAGTTGGTTCGAAATTAGTCAAGAAGTCACCAGCAAACAGCTTGTCCAGTGCTTGAGTAGCAACTTCTGCTTCTGCTAGCTGACCACCCTTATTGCCAGTCCTCATATCATTATATAGTGCAGCAGTGGCGTTCTGCTTAGTGTCAACACCTTGGCTAGCAACTAAGTCAGCTTTCTTCTCCCACTCACCAGGGCTGTATGTTTTTTCATTGAGTGCTAATTCCTCAGTAACTTGCTGGTCATTAATACTTTGGAAGTAACCTGTCATCTTCTTAACTTGATATACATCGAATATCTTTTCAGTACCATCTTTCATGACGCCTTTTACAAACCGTGCAGAGTCGCCGTAGCTTTCACCACCGAATGCTGCTGTTCCAGAAGCGTCTTCAGGATCAAGACCTGCTGCTGATAGTAAAGCAGTATCTGCACTTAAGTCAATCTTAGAAAATCTAATGATACCAGCCTTACTCATTGGGCCACCCTCAAGCAGAGCATTCAAGTGTCTAGGGTTACGGTCTTCTGTAAAATACTTCAACCCACGAAACATGTTTGCTTTTTGTAGCTTACGGTTTGTTTCTTCTGCAGCACCTTTTACTACATCTAGCTCTTCTTTCCAAATATTTTGATCATCTGAATAGTTTATCTTTTCCATGTCCTGCTCTGCTTTTCTCTTAGCGAGCAGTGCTGCTGGTCTATCTTCTATACCTTGAGTCAGCCCTTTAGCACCTTCAGCTAACGCAGACATAGCGCCTGCTTTATTTATATTAGTACTCATCGGTCTGCTCCTCCAAATGCTGGCATGTAGGGTGTATCTGCTGGGTTATAATCTGTCTTAACAGAACCCTGATTAGCGCTAGGTGTACGGTTTTTACCGTAGTAATTCAAGCCAGTGCTTAATAGAGAACCTGCGCTACCCCACAATGAACTTGCATTATTGGAAGCTATATTAGCTTCACTTTGCAATGCGCCTGGAACGCCGCTGCTGTTTAATACACTACCGACATTGCCAGTAGGTGCTTGTGTTGGCCCACCTTTACCTTGGCTTAAGAAAGCTTGTTTTTCTTTAGCTACTTGGAATGGAGCATCTCGTCTAGTCTCAGCATCAGCCATAGCTTTACTAACACCCATACTTTTATCTACTGAAGCTTTAATGCCAGAAGTACCTAAACCTCGTTGTTCTAGCGTTTCCATCGTCTGAGTCTTTTGCTTCTGGAACTCCTTAGCGTTGTTCTCTAGCCCAGCTGCAGCGTATGTTTCAGGAGATAAAGCGCTATAAAATTCACCTAGATTTTCTTCTATAGGACCATATATAGCTTTCCACTCATCATACTGAGCTAACTGCTCATCATACTGCTCATAAGCAAAATCTAACTTTTGCTCCTCTAAATCTACTGTAGCGGCTGTTGCAGCTCCTTGTGCATTAGCAGCGTTCTTACCAGCTTTCCTACCTTCTACTGCACTGTATACACCTAATGCTACAGTAGCACCGCCTATCCAAACTGACATGGCATATCCTCCCAAGTCTTAAATTCTATCATATTAATCGCCTCTTCTGGATCATTAGCTGTTATTGCATGCACAGTGGTCCAAACAATATCTTCTATTACGAATATAGCACGTTTAGTGCCTATCTTAGTTACCATAACATCGCCTGCTGCGTACTTAACTATGCCGTCTGGAGTAGCAACTAAACAACTACCTTTACTAATAACAGCTATATGTTCAGTTGCATGTATACCAGTAATTAGCATATATGTTGCTGGTATCTCAATCTTTCTAGCGTACAAATTAGGTGTAAATAAATGGGTTAATGGTGTACGATCATCATTACGTAGTGTAACACCAGGCACAGCTAAAATAAGATCCTCTAGCTGTTGCAAGTCACGTCTAAATATAGCTAAAGACTTAACCTTGTTTGTAAACACTAGGTCTGCTGCCTGCTTATGTTGTATAACTAACGTGTTCATACTGCTAGGAAGGAAATACCTTCTATGGATAGGGACCTAGCTCCAGCACCTACTGCCAGCAGCACACTACCGTCTACGCGCACGTCTAGTCTAACTAAAGCGCTATCCCCAATTTGTGCTACTAATAACTGCTTCTCTGGCCTATACCCAATAGGTAAGGTAAACATAACCGTACCAACGCCGGTACCAGAAGTAACCACCACTAAGCCTTTCAAGTGCACTGTACCTAAGTGGTCTTTATAGAAGCTTGCAACATTGAATTTAGAACTAGCTGTATAGTTAGTCCACAAATTTTCAAATACAGGCTCTCCTGGGTCGCCAACTATATGCCAAGCTTCAGGCACTAACAAAGTGTCTATTCTAGCAGTTATAGTAGCTATATCTGTAGCTAAACTATTTGTTGCCTTTTTAGTTTCATCTAAAAAGCGCACTGTTTCTTCTGGCTCAGCATCACCAGCAGGTGTCTTAATTGTGATTATATCTACCATTAGTTACGCTCATTTCCGTACGGTTGATAGCTTAACTCAAGAACTGTACCTGTACCAGATATTCTAAACTGCACTGAATAACCTTCCCGATGCTTCTGCTGTATATCAAGATCATGCGTATCTGTAGTTGTTAAATTCCAGGTGTTAATCAGTTTACCGTCTATGTAAATAGCTATAGTTATTTGGCCTTCACTACGCAAGTAGAATGTCTTATACTTTTTACGTTTAGTGTAAGAGCCATCTAGAAATACCGGCGATAAATAGTCAAATGCTTCTGCATCACTAGATGCAAATAGCTCGTGGTAAGCCGTACCAAAGTAGCCGTATATCTTATCATTACCTACAACTAAATAAGTGTTACCTAAGTCTAAATCTTTATACACAGCGCCAAAACGCACGTCATATACTATAGAACCAGTAGTATGGTGCAAGTAATAAACATTATCCAGTACTACAGCTACTACAGGTTCAATTGCCAGACTGCCTAGTTTTTCTCTGGATATTACTTTTGGTATACCACCGCCAGAAGCGCATATGCCATCATTAGAAACCCAAAGTAGTGTGCCATCCAACTCTTGTATCGATTTGTGTAATTTACACCCTTGAGTACTGCTTAGTGTATATTTGCTAAGTGTAGCAGGTGAGTTACCCGTTACGACATAAGTCTTAAGTCTAGTAAAAACTAGCAGTCCGTTAGGGACTACACCTATACCTGTTATAGGTAGTGGAAAGTCTATAAAGAACTCTTCTGGCCAAGCCCATGGTTTACCTATAGGCGTATAGTATACTTTGTCGTCTAAAGCGTAAAACAGCATAGCGTACGCTTCTGTTAAATACTTGGCGCCGTACTTAGCTTGCAAATAGTCTACTGACTCCAGTAGTCTACCATCAATAGCTGTGTCAGAAATATTGTCCGTATATGAAGTTACAGCTTTATCTATTGTAGCAACTAATGTAAACGCAGTTAAGTTACCGCCAACGCGGTAAATTCTCTTGTGTGTTACTTGTGTGTCAGAAGAGATAAGTATATCACTAAGTAGTATACTATTAGCAGATGCAGTTACAGAGGCTAAAAAGGATATACTTGACTCTACACCAGATGCATTGTTGTAATACGTATAGGCATACGTGTACACACCAGTTAAGTTGCCAGCACCAGCTGTTGCAAGTATAAGGGCATTCGTTGGAGGTTTAACACCTAAATTATTCGTATTCGTACCATCGTATACTTTTGGTATGCTGTTTACTTCAGTGAAGTAAACTTTTTCTTGGTATTCAACATAATCCCTAACCATACTAGAAGACAACCATTCATCCTTCGCCTCAAAGTAGTAAGCATATTGACCTATAGATAGCTTGTCGGTAGAATTTTTCTTCACTGGTGCTAGTACAGCAGATTCTACATCTATATTAGAATAGACAACGCCTTCACTAATGCTAAGCAAATGACTAGCTAGTCTTACACTTTTACCACCATTAAAAATCTGTAGTTTCATGCGCCCTCAAACATTATGTTTGCTGAGCCAACAGAAAAGGTATTGGTATTGGGCGCTAGTCTAATACCTGTTAAGTTAGCTGCAGTACCGTGACTAAAGGCGACAAACATGCTGTTAGAAATACCCACACCGCTAAGGTGCCATCTTGAGTCAAGTTTAGTTAGTACAAAAGTACAATCTACTTTACCAGTGGAAGGACTGGATATAAGCATACCTATAGAAGAATTAATCTGTGTCGTGCCTCCTGTACCTAGTTGGGAAGCCCTAGAATCGTAGCCAGAAGTAACAAGTACTCCACTGTTCTTTAGTCGTAAGTATATAGGCGCATCTGCTGTTGACGTTTGCACGTTAATAGTTTTTATTGTAATACGTGTAGCCCATACAGGTATGTTATCAAAGTCATAAAGACTTAAAGCACCAAGAGTTACAAAATCGGTCTCAAAGAATCTTGGCACACCAAGCTCTAGATTTTCAAAGTGGGTGGTAGTGGCTGCAGATGTAGTTGTACCTGTAGCATCTACACCAGTTAAAACTATTTCTGCTGTCACTGCTGTAGCATCTAATACTGCAGAAGCAATTTGCTTAGTAAAAGTTGCCGGGTTATTTACGCCCTCTGAAAATGCGAGTAACTCAGAGAGTAGTAAGCCTGCACGGTCATATGTGTTGACAACTATCTTAGTCAGTGAAGTTGCAGAAGATGATTTATACCTAAAAACCATACCAAAGTTAGACCCTGATATAACATCGAATCGTTTACTAGTAGCTGAACCGCCGCCACTTCCACCAGATAGAAACTGTAAGCTATTTATACCATGTACTGAACTGGTACTGTCAATAGCTATTACTGCAGCTGCTAAAGGTACTAACTCCCAGTTGTCAGGTTGACTGTCGTTATTGGTATCTACCTCAAAAGAACCATTAAATGAGTCAGTTCCTGCTGAGAGGCTTGTGGGACTAGTAAGTATAGCCCAGCTACCGTCGTCATACTGTAATTCCACTAAACCTGAGCCAGTTAAAATAGCTACTGAACCTAGGAGTAGATTATACGCACCTAGCGCTGTTCGTAACACCGAGACTCGCTTACCGTTGTACAATCCAGTAGTAGGTAGAAGCACTGTACGATTAGCAGTTAGCGCAGTGGAGTATAACTGTATACCGTAATCATACGCTTTAATAGTATAGTCAGCATCACCCCTGTCTGAACTTAATTGATTAGTAGTGTGTGCTCGTTTCCATCTACCGTTAGCTAGTATGTCAGGATTAAATACCAGCTTTAAATCTTCTACTGATGTTGTGTCTGTTGTATCTAACCAAAACACACCACCGCCACCATCTCCAGGTGTAGAATAACCAAGCACATCTAAGTACTGCTCTTCAACAGTGTCAGTTGCTAAAGCTTGCATGTCAGCTATAGTGTCAATAGTCTGAAGCTTTTTACCTAGTCGTGTGCGTAAAGTTTCAGCGTTCTCATAGAGTAAACCTGACGCGTCTATCTTAGTTATGACTTTATCAGAACCGTTACGGGCTTGCGTTACAGTACCTGTACCAAGTAATAGGTCTTCAACACCTGCAAGTGCTTTTTGTACTACACGATTTACCATCTATATCTCCGGGTTATAGCTAGATCTATTGTTAGAACGGCTCATGTTATCTTTGGAGCTAATCTTCTTAGCGTCTTTAAACTCTATTCCGAATAGCGTCATCTCGTCTGAACTAACAGCTCGGTTTTGTGTATCTTGGTCATCATGTAAAGCCATACTAATTACGTAGTGCTTCATAGCAGCGTCCCATTTGTCGTCTATTTCAAGTAAGTCGGTTACAGCAGTTATAGTTGTTGGCTTAGCACGGTAGTATATTCTAAGTATCTCAATTACTTCTGACATAGCAGTTACTACACCATAAACAGAATTCATTTGTAGTGATTGTAAAGCATTAGTGGTTACATCTACTACTACACCGTATGGGCTAGATAGTATGTCAGACTCAATATCTGCAGTTAGGCCATAGTCGGGTGTCACGAATACTTCACCATCATCAACGTCATTTACTATTGGGTACGTTTTAAACCAGCCTGGTTCTTGGTTATCAAATACTAGGTACTCAACTTTTGAACCTGTATCTAGTTCCCAAGTTTCTGTAACTAAGTTTATATTACTGCCATCTTGATAAGAAGAGTATCTAGCACTGCGTGATGCAGTACCATTAGATGCGTCATCCATATCTGCGTGGGACTTTACGTCTATTTTACGGCCTTTCTCATCTACAGCACGAGTTATAAGATATGCATCTTCTGGTAACTCATACTCAGATTTATTGGCCAGTATAGAAATTGTTGTGTAGCGCCGTAGCAGCTGACACTTAGTGGCGATTTTTTTCTGCGCTTCGTCTACTAAACGTAATAGACGGCTATCAGACCAACGAGACTTATCTTCATCAGCTAGAGAATCGCGTACTCTTACCAGTAAATCTTCTACTCTTGTGGTCATCTGTACCTCGGTAAATAAACCCCTCAAAAGTGAGGGGCTTATTAATGGTTAAGCTAAGAAGGAAGATGAACAGTGTATTCGCCGCAGTTCTTATCCATTTCGATATACTCGACAAGGATTTCACCGATAAGCGCACCATTCGCAGGTGTTGTACCACCAGCCTTAATAACCAGCTCACCGCCGGTTGCTAAGTACTGAGCAGCAGGAACTAACGTTTCGTCAGTTACGTTTGCAACAGCTACTGCCATCTCATTCACTAACACTACACCATTTGCAAGTACGTCCAGAGTAGCTGAACCTGTACCAGAAGCAGTAGTAACATTAGAGATTACACGAGTAATCATTGAACGATCAGGTAGCATGCCGTAGACAGCACCGTCTACAAGAATATCAACTTCTAAGAAAGGAATTGACATTACTTGTACAGCTTTCTTCTGAGCTACCATACCATCGCGAGTTTTATTAATACGAGCCATGATTATTGTACCTCAAGGTCAACTGCGATAACACCGTAGTCTATACCAGCTATCTTAGCCTGTTTATAGTCGGAGTTTTCAGCAAGTAGTTTAGTTTTCTGGCTTTCCATCCAAAACTCAACAGCGGATTCTGACTTAATGGCAAAATCTTGTGAAGCTTGGAATTTATAGTCAGGCTGTTTACCAAATCCACACATCATTGCACCAGCACCCAGGATCAACCCGCGTGAGTGTAAGTTAGCATGAGTATAGTCAAAGCCTGTCTGACCAGTCCAAGGAGCAGTAGCCGGGTTTGCACCAGAGTACTGACGTAAACCAGCAATTTCAATTTCAGAGTCATCTAGACCCCAACCTGTAGTTGCACCAACAGTTTCACCAAAGAACTGCTCAGCTTCAACTATAAGTAAATTGCCGATTTTACCGATAACACCATCAATCATTCGATTGTTGTTACCACGAACGTCACCATCTTTCATAATGCCAGCAAAGCTATTTACAGCTGTGCCGTCTTGCATCAAGATGTTTTTCATCGCAGCATCAATAACGAATATCCAACAAGGTTTCGTTTTATCCACTTTAAACGGATCAATTGGACGACGTACTGGGTACGTAGAACCAGCTAAAGAACCTGTACCTTTATTAGATGTTTTGATCAGTTTAGTGATTTCTAACAAGGTATTAAAAGTGAATGTTGTGCCTAGATCAATTACATGGGTAGGCGTTTGTTGCGCACCTGTGCTATTGATTAAAATGTTACCCTGAGCTGCATCAAACAATGACTGATCTTTAAAGCGAATAAACAAGTCGCCAAGTTTATTGCGTGAATCAGAATGCTGATTAATGTTCAGGTCGCCAATATCAACACCATCGAATTTGTCACCATTATCAACAACAAGACGATAACGTTCAACAGTAAGCTTGTCAGAGAATTTCTTCTTCTGCTCACCTTTACCGTATGCGGTATCTTTGCCCTTGATAGCTTTACCTGCGATGTTACCATCGAAGTCAAAAACTACAGTGTGACCCTCTTTCGAATTAGGGTTGTTAGCTTGGAAGACAATACTGTCTTTAGTATTGCCCGCGTATGTATTCCAAAATGAAGTGGAAGCTGACTGGACCAAACCTTCACGCATCCAACGTTTGCGCTTTAGGTCTGACGTCAACGGTACAACAGCTGTACTCATAACTTAATCCTCAATAAATTTCGTTCATGTATGACTGTTCTGAATCTTTAGCTACTGCTGTAGCTGAAGCAACAGAACCGCCGCCTGCCTTACTTAAATCTGGGGTAACATCATCTTTAGTAGTATCAGCTAATCGTGTTCCTTTGGTGAGGAAAGTCCTAGCCTGATTCAAGAATTCAACAAAATCAATGTCACCCCGTTCTAATGCACCTGTGATCCTCGGAGGCAGGTCATTTTCAACTACGCCATCATTAAGGACTAAACCGGGGTTCTCGTCCAAGAAAGTTGACAGGAGTTCAGCGCGATCAGCCATCTCAGCAACTTCATCGTCGTCAAAACCAGAATCCGCTAACTCTTCTTCGAAAGCTTCTTGAGCCTGAGCTTCATACTCATTCATTTTCTGACGGTATGCTTCAGGATCAGAGGACCTAAGGTTCTCTAATTCATCTGCTTGGTCGTCAGTCATTGAAGGTACAAATGACTCAAGTAGCTTTGATTCTAAGTTAGCGCTACGGGCTTTGGTAGCCGATAATTGCTGGGAAGTTTTAGCAAGCTCACTTTGCGTGTCTCTGCGGCGCTTCTCCAAATTGGCAGCAAATGCTACCTCCTTCGGTAAATCAGAATCTGCTGGAAGTTCCCATAGTCCAGAATCTTCATTCTGTACCATAGAGGATGCAGCAGAGTTTACCCGATCTTCAAAGGTAGTTACTTTAGCTGCAGGTTCTAGCGTATCGTTTGATTCACTAAAATCACCGGCAGCACTATTTTCAGCGGAATGCGTCATGATTTTCTCCTATTAAGTTTGTAAATATGTTCTACGTATGTTTTCCCATTTGTACTTAGACAGCGTTTCTTTTTTAACGTAGAACCTAAATTGCTGTTTTCTTGTGTACGGTAACCTGTCTACCCTGTGTATCTGTCCTGTGCCTACATACTCAAAACTATCATGTAAACTGGCTACAGATGAAAGAGGGTATGCTATGGCGTACTTTAGTACCCTACCATCTTCTAGTTTACAGAATAAATCGTGTGGCATTTACTCAGGTACAAATCTATACTCTATGTTCATGCCAGCTGGAGCAACTATCCACTGTGGTGGTGTAGGCGGTGCAATGTCAGTAGTATCTACTGTAACCATTAAGCTACGTACACTATTTTCACTAGAGCCGTTTAAAGCAATCTCCGTTTCTATAGTAAACTCATTCATACCTGTATCTAATGTATATGTAAAGGGTATCTGATCAGAAGCTATATTACGTACCCAGTCAGGATTAAATAGGTAGTATTTAACTTCAGCTTCTGCAGGTAGTAACGTACCATCAGCAAATGTAGTTGTCGGTGTAAAATTAAAACTATAGAGTAACCCATCCACCTTGGTAACAGTAAAGTCAGTAACTGCAGCAGGTTTCTTTAGCGGTAACGGTTCAGAGCCTTTTATAATCATTGCACTCATTAGTGATACTCTGTCACCCGTATCAGTTGTTGTCATTCTTAACTTATATAAGTTATTTGGTGCTATCTCAACTATAGCTGTTGTATCTGTACCCGGTACATTTTGCTCGCATGTAAAACCTGCAGTCGTATTTTCCTTGTGTATAGTAAAATGCCGTATCTCATTCTGTTCAAGAGTAGTTCCGTCTTCTCTCTCTGTCGGTATGGTCCATGACATAGGTTCATCAATAGCATTTGCAACAGGCTGGCAAGTAGCTGCAAACACGTTAGGTGATAGCATCAAAAGAACTACCACCGTTAAAATTATTGCAACTAGTACAGGTTTATGAGCGAGCATTCTTTATTGCCTCTAATCTAAGTTTACGTTGCCGTTTGTCCCATGCCTTGTATACGTCCATTAGTGTCATAGATACCCCTGCAGTAATGAATATAACAAATAATATAGCATTTGCAATATCAGGAGGTACTGGTTTATCCTGGAAGACAACCACTGAACCAATTAAGCTAATAGAACCAACAATCCATTGAGTGAAAAGAAATAATTTAACTTGCATTTCAGTTTTTCTACGGATCATTTCTTAACCCTCACAAAAGCAGAAATTATTCCTGTCATGCCTTCATTCATCATCGTTCTTGCGATATTTAAAGCAGCTAGACCTACAAAGTAGGAAACAGCGTAACTAGCATATCCAATTCCAGCGCTTTCTGCGTACACGCCTACGATACATGCCATTGGAGCAGCTATAACTACTAACCTAAATAGCTCTGCTGCTAATGTAATGCCGTCTTCTTTAACACCTAGCGCAAGTCTTGCTGCGCCTCCCAATAAGCCTATCGTACCATAAGTTACAATGGCTTCAATAGGTAATTTATCAAACATCTTTGTTCACCTGAGTTAGAATTATCACTGATTAGGCATCAAAGCTATAGTATGCCTTATCTCAGCCTAATCAGGCTTGTTTTAGTTAATGGTCCAATCCCTATCCTCGCGACCATATATTTTGTTTGTTTGTTTCGGCTGAGTTGCTGGAACTCGGCTTATTTCAATACCATTTTTGTCGTAAGTAACATCATCAGCGAACATAGATAAAAATTTAGGTTGTAAGTTATAAACAGGTCTGCCGGATAATCCAGCAGGTGTTATCTCATTTCCGTCCCTGTCTAACACTGCTGGTACTACTGTCGTACCGTAATGGCTACCATCTTTATTCCATGCACCAATAACCATTGCGCCCTGTGTTGATTTCAAGAACGCTGTAATCTCTCTGAGCAAGCCTAACTTTTTAGGCGCGTCAATCAAAAAATTAAAAGTCTCAAATGCTGGTGCTTTAGGTGTGGGCTTAAACTGCTTAAATATCCCACTGATACCCGCTTGCAGCTTTCTCTTATCTGCTGATTTAAGCGGTATCCTTATATCTTCTGGTGTAAGTGCTGTAACACGATCAGGCCTTAATTCTTCCTTTATCGCGATAAGCTCGCTTTGTCTAACGGCTACAATGACTTCTATTATGTTCATTAGATATTACTGTAATCATTAGCAAGAGACACCGTACCCACTAAATTAATTGGTCGGCCATTCATGTTGTTTCCACCGACAATGTTATTATCTACACCAGCTTCTTCCTCTATACCATCACCTGATGTTAAGTTAGGCGCTGTGTTCCCCGTGATTACACATCCAGATGCTCTTATTCTTATTGCACCGTTACCACCTGATGCTGTGTGTATGAACTCATTGTTAATGCAAGATTTGCCGGTTAAACCGAGTTGCACATTATAAGGAACACCTATGTTCCCCTCGAAGCTGTCTATATCTTGGCCTGTCCAGTTTGATGGCACTGCACAGTTATCAAACACGCAGTTTCTTATCATTCTGACACCACGGAACCCAACACTGGTAGCAACCCCATCTTTTATTCTTACGCCCTCTACAACCATATTCCTGCTTGTTCCTTGGTCATACACATATTGAGCAAATGTTGTTGTATTACCACCACAGTTAGTAATATCACCCCCTTTTATTGTCACGTTATTACTGTTTGATGTTCCGTGGATGCCCATCCTGCCATTTCTGTAGCTATTATTATAAAGGTTTATTACATCACCTCCGGTTTTTAAACAGGCCGATGTGCTTAAGGATTGGTCAGTCATAGAGGCATCAAATATGCTATTCTGCACCGTAATATCTTCACAATCAGCTATTGCTCTGTCTAATAAAAACGGCGTAAGCGTTGCATCGAATGAATTAACCTTATCAAATGTAATATCTTTTAAGAGATTACCAGAGCCTCCTTGCGTTATTCCGTATAAACCACCAAATATAGCAATATTAGAAAAATTGACATGCTTTATAGCGGTTCCTGTTGTATTTAGAAAAATACCGCACTTTACAGGATTATAGATAAAGCCATTCTGTACTTGGTGATGAGAACACTCTCTAGTTTGTGATGAGGTTTTAAAGTTCACTCCGTACGTTGTATTCGCTGCTGACCCCTGCTTACCAAGCTGAAACCCATCAACAATACCGCCATGACAACCTGCTTTGATTGATATTACACCACCGCCTGTTTGTTCTTGTGAGGGTGTACCAACAGATGAAATTTTAGAAATACCGAACTGAAAGCAGTCGCTTAACTCGATAGACTCATCACCTATTGCGTCAAATTTCAAGTTATCCATTGACATATTCATCATGTGCTTAAAGCCAAGTCCATGTGTTTCCTCTGTAGCTCCTGCATGGGCAGCCGAATCGGTGTCCATAATTGTCATGTTTCCAACTTGGAAATCGACAAGGAACTCATCATGTACAGCACATTCTATTGTGCCTGTTGCACTAGCGGCTGCTGTTGTTTCGATTGCATAAGTTAATGTGTTTGCGTCGGCTACTGTATCGACTACTTTCAAGCCATTAAATTCTTCTTCTACTGCGCTGTAAATCCAGATTGTAGAGCCAACACTCGCTCCATGTGCCGTTATAGCTGCTGTTGCCACACCTGTGGTATGTGAGATGCTTGTAACTGCTTTAATAGGTGTGTTTTCAGCTTCCCATTCAGCTACTCGCCAGATACTCCCTGACTCTGTATTGCCAACATACCCCATTCGTGTTGTTGAACCCGTACCTCTAAAAGTTAGACCTGTTGCGCCGTTAGGAAACAGTTGCCTTAATCCGTTTCCATCAAAACCATAATCGCCAGCCCCTACTAAACATGCAGGGCTTCTATTTGCTGATAATTCATCAGCTAGGTACTGATATAGATCAACAAACTTTTGACGCTCATCAGAGCCATTAGCAGAAAAGTTAAATATTCTCTTTCTCGCTGATGTATGGACAATTGCTTGACCGAATCCAGGCGCAGAGTAAAGATTAGAGTGCTTTATTTTCTTTGATACGCCGCCATCATTAACGTGTATTTCTTCTAAGCCTGTAGGGCTTAACAATTCTGCTAGGGCAGATACTTTAGAACTCATGTCTTATAACTCCAATAGTAAATTTGTGCCATCTTCTAGCAGTAAATTTGTGTTGTCTTCTAATAAGAGGTTGGTAATTACCGTTTCTGTAATTA